CAGCATCAACACTCGTGTCTCTTTTTAGCTCAGGACTCATGTTAAATCACCTTCCTCTTAGGCATAACAGAATACAATGCCATCACCATTTTCGTCTGCGTCTATATAGATTAAATCGGTGTTTTCTACAGCTATTGTGAAAACATCTCCGGCATCTAAATAAGCTCCATAGCTGGCATTGCTGACCGTGCTGCCTCCTATATATATCGTTCCTGTATTGTCTTTTTTCGCGGTGATAGTTGCTTCCCGGCAGTTATTGTTGGGCAACTGCTCGGAAGTACCAGCAGAAGCAACATCTTGTTCCCCGTGGTCGAATACGCTACTTCCTGCTATTTCTTTTACATCTATTTCTTTTACATCATCAACTTCAAGAACGACAAACCCACCATCGCCGCCATTAGCATCAGGGTCAAACGCTATCGGCAAAGGATTGCCGTTCTGGTCGGTTAATGCAACTCTATGAACATCGGGGTCAAATGGTGTAGCCATTTACACAACCTCCTACTGTACTTTGGTTATTTTTCTGCTAAGGTTATCATCTTCACGCATTTGTTTCATGATAAGCTCGGCAATTTTATCGTTATTAGTCTCATATCTACCACCTTCAAACTCAATCCTGATAAAACCTTTTTCATAAAAAGCCGGACAGTCTATAAAAAGGATATGTGATAGGTGCTCAGAGGCGAATACATGCTCTTTCTGCCCGATAAAATTCTTTAAATCTTCAGTATCCTTCTTCTCCAGGTCTTTCTCCTGAAATTGGTGCTTATGGTGGTGGCAATAGAGAGGATTGTCTTCAGGATAAGTGGCAATATTTTTACATTCATTATTGCTAACAGTAAAACCAATACAGGTTTGAACATCATCATTATTTTCTTCTACCTCTTCTATCTCTTCCATAATTTCTTCAGACACTTTTGTTGCCTCCTTTATAGTTTTAGAGAGGGGCTATTAACCCCTCTCTCTGCTACCATATTAAGCTAGGTTTATACGAAGGTAATACCTTCAAGCACCTTGTGAGTTTTCTCCAGCCTTACACGGAGAGACAGCATTGTCAGGTATTCATCTAACCAGCCAAGTCTATCGTTAGTTTGCAGGTTAGTTCTCAGGGTCGTACTGTAGCCGGCATAGGGGAGAATATCAATATTTCTCATATCCAGGATAACGGCTTTATTACGATAATCCTTCTCAAACATGTGAGAAGTTGTAATATAAAGCGTGCCGTGGAAAGAGATGTATTCTCCTATCTTGAGGCCGTAGAAATCTTCACCTGACCGGGTTTTAATTCTATCTCTGGCGAACAGGTTAATTTCAGAGCCGACACGAGGAGAAGTTATAAGTATCTTCTCTTTAGTGCCGTAGCGGAAAGCTTCCTCAAGAGCTTCTTCAAATTTCTCTTCAGTAAGCTCGCCACCAATGTCCTCATACTGGTCGTCAAGGAACTGGAATAAACCTCCAACCAGCCTTCTTTTGTCAGAGATATGCTCGTTTCTTTCACCGTGGATAAGTGCCCTTTCCAGGTCAAGCCTGTGCTCTACGGCTTTTCTCCGGCGTTTCCTGGTGCGTTCATCTTCGTTGGTTTCTTTGGGCTCATTCAGTTCTTCTATACCACCCTCAAAGGTAGTACGGAAGACCTGAACATAGTTGTAGTATTTGGTAGGCTGAGTTGCCCTGGACTCCGGTGCGGTAGAGTCTTCTTCCATCGCATTACCCATACGGAAGATGTTATCATCAGCGGTAATGTCCTGTATACTGGTTCCGCCACTGGTGTCTTCATCACCGTACTCCCTCTTAACTGTTACAGTATCACCGGTAATACTTTCAACGAACAAAACTTCTCCGGTGGCTGCGTTTTTCAAGAGGTCTTTGGGCTTGCAGATACTAGCATCTTTCAGCTCAATCTCGGTTTCTTCATTAGTATAGCTATCGGCTGCTTCTGTCCACCAGGGTGCCAGCTCATCATCGAACCATGTTTCCTCAAGACTCTTAGCCGTACCGGTGGAAGCCCTCTGTCCGATAACTAAAAACGGAGTCTCGCTGGGCTCAAGCTCCAATATCTCATCGGCGACATTTAAATCTCTCCTATCAGTATCAATATTAAATGAAGTTATAGGAGAGCCATCAGTGCCCTGCCATATATTCTTAGCCATTAATCTTCACTCCTTAGTTTAGTTGCCGAATATCCCACCCTTATTGCCGAATATTTTATTTTTTATAGCTTCAGCTTCATCAGGCTCGGCTTGTCTCCTGATGTTTCGGCCACTGGATTTACCCAGTTGGGCGGCTTTCTTAATATCGGCTTGGTTTGTTTGATTTTGATTATCCTGCTGAGGTTGTTGCTGTTGAGTTTGGCTTTGCTGGTTATTGTTCTGCTGTAAACGGCTTCTAGCATACTGGAAAGCCTCTTTGACATTGTTCGGAAATAATATCGGATTTCGTTTGTGTGGATTGCGTGCCATATACTGCATGATGTGTTTTTTGGTTTCAGGGTTTTCAATAGATTCTTCGCCAAACTCTTCCTTAATTTCTTCTATTTGCTTTCTATAATGCTTAGCATACTGTTCCTGCTGTTGCTGCTCATATGCTGGCTGTTGTGGTTGAGGCTGTTGCTGAGGGGCTTGCCCCTGATGTATCTGCTGTTGCTGGTTGAGCATGCTTCTATCCTGGGGAGACATTTGCTGTCTAACCTGCTGCTGCTGAGCATCGGTCATTTGCATAATTTCCTGTACGGCTTCAACAGGGTTCCTCATTAGCTTTCTGCGGAATTTTTTGGGGTCAATATCCTGGCTGGCCTTGCCTTGATTGTCCTGTGCCTGCCCCTGCCCTTGCTGTTGTGGCTGTTGTTGCTGCTGTTGAGGTTGCTGTCGTTGGGGCGACATAAACCTTCCGGTTTGAGGGTCTCGGCGTGGCTGCCTGCGTTGTTGCTGTTGCTGCTGCGGTTGTTGTGTTTGTTGGCTCTGCTGCTGTTGAGGAGCCTGATACTGTGTCATATTCTGGTTTGCCTGCTTTAGTCGCTGGCTAACCTGAGCGGCATACTTTTGATACTGGTTCAGCTTTTGCTTTAGCTCTTTGTTCTCGTCTTTCAGTTTCTGGTTGGTATGTCTTGTTTCGTCAACATCAGAGGTCTTGCCCATCTGCTGCTCTAGCTCCTGATAAACTTCCTCTAGCTCGCTATCAGAAGAAGAGTGTACTCTGTCAGGGTCTAAGGTTTTTCCTAGTTTTTTGCCTATCTCGTCAATACCACGAACAAGCTCTGCACGGCTAGTAAACTTGCCTGCTAACTTATCCTTCGTGGGAGTATCGGCTTGTCGAACAGTTTCTCCCTCTTTTCCTTCTTCAGAAGAAGCGGTGTCATCAGTTTCAGTTTGCTGATTATCCTGTATTTCAGGGTCAGCTTTCTGCTGCTGCTTTTCTTCCTCTTCTTCCGGTTCGGGCCGATTTTTCGGGCTAAGACCAAGTGCAGAACGGTTATCCTTATCGGACCGTTTCTGTTGGCCGAATATTTCGCTCATTATTTAACCTCCGATTGTAATTTATTTAAATACAGCTCCGGTTTTTCGTTAATCTCCTTTAATAAAGAAACTCTTTCCTGCAATTTTGCTATTTCTGTAGTTTTCTCCGGGTCAACTCTTAAAAGGGTACTTTCTGCTGCCTTCTTTTTCTCTTCAAGAATATTTTTAAAGTGTATCCAGCCGGGGCTTTCTGCCAGGCTTGCTATCGCCTCTTCTTTTTTTCCCTGTAATAATATACGCTGCTCCCTATCTTCGTTTATATTTATGCACCCCCTCTATTACCTGCCGGCTGTGGCTGTGGCGTGCCATCAGGGGCTATTCCACCCTCCCTGTGAGGGGAAGGTATCTGACCTGCTCCCAATTGTCCTCCCTGTCCAGCCTGCATAAATATCTCGCCCGGCATAGCTTCAGTTCCTGCCATTTGAGAAATTTCTTGCAACACCTGCTGTTTAATCATATCGTATTGTTCGGCAGGTATCATAAATCTTTCTGGATTATCAATATCAAACTCTGACAGCCATTCCTCTAAGAGCTTCTGGTAATTTACAAACGGTATTTGAGCCTGCATCAAAAAGCCTAATATATCAGTTAACTGCTCCCGGCGGAGCTCTTTGTTAGCAGCTGCCTCGACTGAGCTGGTAGCTGGTGAATAATCAAACTCACCGATTAAATCATCGGGCCTGACTGTCTGCCAGGAATCTCTATCCTCTGGATTAACCCTGGCTGCCCTGACATCATTGATAAACTGTTGATTGTTCAAATCCATAAGTTTAGCCAGCCTCTGTATGCCCATTTCCTCAAACAACGCTATCTTAGCGTTAAACCTGGCACCTGCTGACTCCGCAGTAATGCTGGCCTCAGTAGCCGTCTGCGTTTTCCCGGCTTCAGCCCCCCTGATATTAGCAGGAGTACCCAAAGCCCTCTCAATATCTGTATTAAGTTTTTGCTCGGAGTTGAAAGCAGAACCCGGTATTTCCGGTTTCTCCAAAAGCTGTAAATCGTTTAAATCATTTACATCAATAATGCCGTTTGGCCTGGAAGTCAGCTGGTCGTCATTAATATCAGAGCCTCTTCTCCTAAGCCACATATTGTTGATAAGGAAATTAACATTATCCATACGCTGGTTGTGCATCGTGTTAATCTCTTTTTGTAGGTAATGTATTATCTGTATAGCACTTAAGCCATAAAATTCGTTGGGAAGCTGGTCATAGGTGGCTTTAATAAATGGTTTTTTGTGGTGACGCCAGTAGGGGTTGGGGCCATCATAAATAACTTCATCTCTATTTACCAGTATAGCGTGTCTATCATCTTCCCAGTAATGTAATAGCTCAACCTCTCTCTTTTTCTCCATATCGAAATCATCGGTGCTGGAATAAGGGTCAAATCCACTAGCCTGTATTCCTACCGCTGAAAGCCTTTTTTGTCGTCCTTCCTGACCTTTCCTTTTCTCAGAGAGCTTATCAATATCAACAGGATATATTATGCCTGTGCCTATTCTTTCTAAAAGTTTAATACGATTGTCTAACTCTTCAAGCGTTAGCCATTCTCTGTGGAAAACCCCTCGGCAGTCGTCAATACTGACCGCATCAGGGTCGCCCCAGAAGTCGAAAAAGTCAATATTGAAGACCTCGTTATCATCCCAAAGAGTTTCCAGCTGCTCAATCTCCTGAAGGCCCCACTGACCGGTGTACTGCCCAAACTGGTCAACGATAGGTACTTTAGTCTTCTTCCTTATTTCTTCCTCTTCATATCTCCAGCCAACTCCCATGAAGGCTGCCGGGAATATCAACATGCTGGTAACAAAATCATAAAATGTAGAACGAATATTATTCTTCTCCAGCTGTTCATCGACAAAAGCAGCAGCAATATCAGCTTTATTCTTGCTGGTCATTACTTGCTGTATGTTGCCAGCACTCTGTGGCATGGCAGAAAAATGAACATAAGGTCTTTTATCAAAGAACGACATGACAATCTGGCTTCTTATGGTATCCAGTATCTCATAAGTTTTGGGAATATGGAGATTAGACTTACCCTCGGCTTTTTTCTCCTCTTTATCTTCAATATAGCCGACAAACTGTTTATACCAATCGATAGCTTTATCCTCGTACTGTTTGCGGTAGCTATCAAAATAGTTAAACAGCGACCTAAGCTCCTGATTTAAGTTATCCTGCTCATAAACTCTTCTATCCAGTGCCATATTTTACATACCTCCTGGCGGAGCTTGACCCCCTTGAGGCGGTGCAGCCATATTCTGCATTTCGATTAACAAGCCCATCGCTAATTCTTCCAGTTCAGGTCTTTCCATATTAGAGATTTCCTGAGACATCATTTCTATCATTTGAATATCCTCTGGTGGTGGCTGACCTTCTGCCGGTGGCGGTGGTGCAGCCGCAGGACCCTGTGGCATACCTTGGGGAGCCCCCATTCCTTGTTGCCCATAATGTTCTGGCATAATTAAACCTCCTTTAAAATAGCGAGAACCCTCTCTGAATTAACAGAGAGGGTTCTCTTTATAGGCCAGGTGGAGAGTGAGTTGGCCGACCTCTTAATAGGTTGTAAAAATATTCACCATAATTGTAACATTATGCAGACATTTCTGTCAAAGGTAATTTAATTTTTTGCAAGAATTACATTTTATCTCTATGTTCTGTTTCAACCTGGGCTTATCCGACAATTTAAAGAGAAGTCGCCCACATTTACGGCACCTAACCTCCGTCTTATAAGCGTTTCTCTTTTTAATTTTACGGAAATCGGCTCTTATTTTTGTCATATAATAGGCCCCTTAATACCCTGTTTCTTCATATAACGGCTCTGTTCTTTTCTTTCTTTTCTTCCAGATTTTTTCTTTCTGTTTCTCAGTTAAAGATTTAAGCGGTGGTCTCGACATCAGAAAGTATCTTATACTATCAGGCCCGTGTGTTATGTGGTGCGGTTCATTATCGACATCGTTGGCATCAAGCTCAGAGTGCTGGAGCATGGGTATATGGGAAACAATCTTGGGAACATGGCCTCTAAAAAACAATATCCTTGCTACCTTATCGGGTTCTCCGTCTCCATCATGGAATGGGTCGTCTATCGGCTTTAAATACTCTCTCATAAGCCGCCAGCCTTCTACACGCCTATTATCCGCCATTCTAAGCCCATAGCCGCTTAATCCGTTTTCAACAAGTATCTGCCGGCCAGATTTACCAGTCTCCTGCTTTCTAGTGTTAAAAAGGTCGGGTGGAATAACAATATAGCTTATCATTTCCCGCTCAGGGGGCTTCATACGGCTTAATATCTCGTCAGCCAGGTCAGAAAGGGCTATATTCGGCTGGTGAAGCTCTCTGTAAACATAATAAAACCCCATATCGCTGAGGGCTATCCAGTAAACGGCAGCCATATCAAGGCCGTAGTCCACTGTGATAAACCTTCGCCAATAATGGGGTATCTCAATAGGTTCAACAACATGTATGTTTCTGGAAAACTTCGGGAAAAACTGCCCTGCGTGTATATCCCAGTTACCTTTTAGGAGTCTTTTCCGGGTAACTTCGTCCTGGTTCTCAAGATTACTTCTATACGAGGGGTCTCTGTCCTCTAAAATGATATTATCGTCAAGATAGGCTGGTATGAAAATATGTTTTTCATATCTTGGGGGGTTTTGCTCCACCATAACGGTGTGGGGCTCCTCTGGTGGGCCTATTTCGATAAATTCCTTCTTAAACCAGGCGTGCCCGATATTGCCGGGGTTTGTCGCCAGCATAAATATGGGAAAAACACCTTTAACAGTGGCCCTCAGCCTGGTTACAAGGTATCTGTACTGTTTTCTAAGAAACTGGGTGGCTTCATCGAACGCTATATAGTCAAACTGCTGACTCTGGTAGTTATATATGTCGTCTTCCTGTTTTAAATGATTAAATGTTATTATTCCGTTATTTAAGCTGGTGAAAGTCCAGGCCCTCTGGGTGCCGTTCCATTTAGCACCGGGGAAATCGGCAAAAATCTCCTTAGACCGCATAATAGCACCGCCGGAACCTTCCAGCTGTGGATATTCACGCCTGAAGAAGCCACATTTAGCCCCAGGGTTGGCTAATATACCGGCAAATAATGACATTAGCAGGGCGTCGCTTTTGCCTCCGCCTGCTGCTCCTCCATATCCGATAACCTTAGCTTTAGGCTCCTGAATACCTGATGGCATATCTTCATCTGGTCGTTTGAAGATTTTGGGCAAACCTTCCTCGTTTTCGTCAATATAGTACCTGAAAGGGAAGGATAAACCGCAGGCTTTGAGGAAAGTGAGCTGTCGTTTCTGTGGCAGCCACTTTATCTGGGCCCTCTCGCTGGTATTCTTTTTGTCTTCCCTCCGTTTTTTTAACACATTCGCACCCTGGTGCACGGATGGAGTAAAATTTAACGCCATTTTATTCCACTTCCTCTGCTTCGGATTCTATAACGGTGGTATCCAGCTGCTCGTTCATTTCAGGGGGCACAAACTCTATCCTGATAGGCTTATCCTCGTTACCCTGCACTTCAACGGTAGAATGTTCCCTGAATGTTTCGGGCATCTTCCCTTTAATCAGGAACATAAGGAGGTTATCGCTGAATTTACGCTTATAGCCCACTATCTCACCCTGGTAAAACTGGGGCTCTTTATAGCCCTCTACTGCCCTTCTCTGGGCTTCTGAGATAAGGTAATCGGAGTGTGCCTGGTCGGCTAACTCGTAATACTTCATAAATGTTTCATCATCATACCAGCCACTGGGTGTACTGGGGCTGATACCAGTACATTTGGCAGCCTGGCTGACATTACCTAAGATAGCGTAGGCAGCTAAAAAGGCGACCTGGTGGGGCCTAAGCTCCTCGGCAGCTTTAGACTCCCTCATAATAGCATACATATCGAAGAAATCCTGCCGGTAATCGGGAACATTCTCGTCTTCTGATGATAATTCCCGCTTATCCTCTAAAAACTCGGCCATCTTCTCTATATCATACTTTGGCTTTATATGCTTTCCACCCCTTTTAGCCATGCTATAACCTCCTTTTCACCTTCCTTACCTGGGTTTTACCGCACTCAACACACTTCTCTTTAATCCGCATAATCTCATAATTGCCCTGTTTTTTGAATTTGTCGTCCTCGTCTAAAGCTTTCCAGGTGTGATAGCACTCTCTGGGAACACCTTCAAGACCTAAAGCCCTTCTAACACTCCTCTTGTCCGACATGTTAATCCCCCTTGTTTTAGTATTATTCTCCCTCAACCTCTCTCACCACACATTATAACACTATCACCAATAAAAGACAAAGGTAACACATTAGAAACTACCCCAAATAGCCTCTTTTTAACCCCGGGGAATAATCATTATAATGTATATTTATGCAGGAATTAATAAGTATCCTCCAAAAACTGGAAGGTAATTTCCACCACTTTTTTATGTTTCTAAAAAAAATATAACCCCCCTTTTTGTGCTAGGGTAATACTCTAACTAAAGTTATAGTTAGTGTATTCCCTAGTACAAACTTTGGAATTTGTTCTGTGTTGCCAAAATTGTGGGTGGGGGTGTATCTTATTGGGGGACGGCAGTCCCGGCCTGGGGGTAGGGGGTGTTCTGACGGGTACATTTCAGTTCTGAGGGGCCTAGCGGGCTGCTGAGTCCATTTCAGAGGGGCAGCCTATACCATTATATGTCTGGCAGTTAAAACCTGCTCATGGCTGCCAGAGAGCATGAGAGAGGTTGCAGCCTGTAATATACCATCATATCAACGCTTCCGCCATATCAGCCGCTATCATCCTACATTATCAATGCCGGCTACTTTCCCACAATATCAGCGATTATGCCGGGTGCTGGTATCTGCTGCCCTCTACTAGGGACCAGGTAGATGTGGGTAGCTGGCCCGGGGCTGGTTGCTGGTAGTGATGGGGAGTTTGCCGGGTGGTCTGTGGGTAGTCTGGAGCCTTTTAGGAGAGAGTTAGTGTGTGGAGAGGGCATGTTAAAATAGCAAGTTCTCCACCCAGTTACCCAGTCAGTTACTCTGTACCCAGTTACCCAGTCCAGTTAGTTGCTAGAGAGAAGAGAGAAAATCAATACATGCTACTGTAGAGATGTACAGCATAAGAGAGAATTAAATAAGAGAATGAGTTATTAGATTCGTTATTATGTTTCAGCAGTATTATATAATAATAGATATATGTACAGTATTAATTAATGTTTACTGATGTATAATTAATGAGTGGAGTTAATGAGTGGAGCAGGTTATTTTTGAGGTATAGCAGGACGGATCTGAGTTAATTTTTCTTATAGGTTCCGTTGGGCATGTATATTAATTCAAATTTAATGCATAAATATTTTTTTAAAAAAATATCGATTATCTTGCAGGAGAATTGAAGGTTATCTATAATTATATAATAGGACCGAAGAATTTATACTAGAATTGGAGGTGATGAAATGAGAGAAGTCAGAGAGACGGGTATATTCCAGGTGCTGTTGAGGCAGCCGGGAATTCGCTACTATAAGGATTATAACCGGCTGGCAGTTTGGGGAGCAGAGGGCCATACAGTCAACATCTTTGATACTATCACCGGGCAGGAGGTTGAATGTAGGAGCATAGGAGATTTTTCAAATAACGATGCCACATGGGAAGAGTGGCAGGAGTGGGCAGAGGAATATAGGCAGGAGCTGGAGGACCGTTGCAGGGTATAGCTTGAGCTTAGGGCAGGGCTTGACCGTCCTGCCCCTGGCTGAGGCAAATGCCTCAAATACCAAAAAGGGAAGGAGGGCTAAAAATGACTAACTACACAACTTATACAATTGTAATGCCGGGTAATAGGTTTGGCGATTATCTGTCGGATACAATAGACCGCAATTATTACACTAAATGGCAGGTAAGAGTATTAACCCAAGGCAGAGGCAACCTGGAGGCTAAAAGATTATCTGATGTTACAGTTAAAGCAGCTAATTTGTCAGCTAACGAAATAATCAGCAGAACAATTGACCGCACAAAAGAATTTTATGACGATTACTTTGATGCTCAAGAATATCCCGGCTGGCTTAATGATTTAGAAAAAAACTCAAAGGGAGCTGATAAGAATGACTAAGTTAGAAAAAGAAGCGGTTCAGTTTTGCAAAAAAGTTAAAGCTCAGGGAATGGAGAGAGAAATGGCTTGGTCTCAATGGGTGAAATTTAAAGGCTTGGTTCCTGGAATGGATGCAAAAGAATTTTATGAGATTTTTGACACAACTTTTCCTGACACGGACCATATTAAATTGCCTGATTATCTGCAAATAGATTATAAAAAATAAGAAGGCATAGCTTGAGCTTAGGCCGGGGGTGGACGGCTCCCGGCTCTGGCTGAGGCTAAGCCTCAAAAATACCATAATAGGGAGCTGATAAAATTGGCAATGTTGATGAATTATAGCGAGCTGTCAGAGCATGGGCAGCGGAAGAAAAAGGAGTTGCTGGAGCTGGCAGAAGAGAAGGGAATACCAGACCGGACCGCAAGGGCAATTGTTGACCATGTATTATTAGGCACTGGTGGGCAGCATGGTCATTTTCTCGGGGCTGTCCTATCAAATGATTTATCAAACAGTTTTGGACACGCAGACATTGAGAACAGGCAGGCACTTCATAAGATAGTCAGGTTTCTTTGGAATTACTGCCCGGCAAATTGCTGGGGCAGCACGGAGAAGATGAACGACTGGCCCGGAATTGAAAACCTGGAATAATCAAATAGGGGCTGCCAGTGTTACGGTGGCCCCTCAAAAATCAAAGGGAGCTGATAATAATGATTGAGCTAGCACATGTTAGGGTTAAGACTGACAAGGTTTTTCTCGGTGTTGGCAAGCTGTTAGCTAAGGGTGGCAGCATAATCTGGAGACCAGACGAGCAGCCGGAAGGGAAGGGAGTTAAGAGCAGGGAAATTGACATTGAGAAGTACAGAGACCACTTTGACGGGCAGTATTTTTTGGACAAAGTTACTGGAGACATCAAGGCGTTAGCGTTTGACCTGCCAGTATATATTAATCATGAGCAGGTGAAAGAAGAAGGAATCAAAGCCGCTTTATACAGACTAACAAAAAAGGAGTTGTTCTAAATGGATAAGAGGATATTACAGGAGCTGAAAGAAATATTTCAAGGCTTAGATAAAGACCTTGACCTGCTATGTAGGTTTTTAGCTGATACCCCACACGAGCCGGAAATCAAAGAGAAAATCCTTGACCATCTAGCTTGTGAGCATGACATGATACACCACGATATATTAGTAGCCCGGCGGAAGGTTGAGCATCAGCAGAGGCTTAATAACATTGAAGGCTGCCTGCAGGGTATGTTGAATAACTTGCGGGCCATAACAGATTATTACGAAAAGCACAGAGAGGTAAGAGGGGCAATTAATCAACACTATACGCTTGATGTATCCTTAGATGATTTATGGCATCAGCTTGACCAGCTCCAGAAGGGCATCAGAGAGGAGAGGATATAATGACGCTTGAAGCATATTTACAAGAAACAGAAAAAATTAAAAAGGAGTTGAAAGCATTGATTGAAGAGGGTAAGATACTGGAACAGCTCAGGGCAATCAGAGACAGCGGAGAAGCTAACATGATGGACAGGCGGCTGGTACAGAAGGCAGCGAATGACAGGCTCATGTTTGACCTAGTAGCTTGGATAGAGGAGAACAACCGCAAAGATTATTTCGACATGCTCAAGAAGTTGTAGGCTAGGCTGCAGTTAGGGCAGGGGCTTCTTGCTCCTGCCTCTGCTGGAGCTTAGACAAGGAAAGGGGGCATTACATGCGAGGCGTTCATATACTGCTTATTCTGCTGCTGGTAATCTCAGTTCTGGAGCTTGCGATTAAAGACAGATGAAAGGAGGGAGAAAATGATAAGGCTATTTGATTTGCTGCATTACCCCTGGATGATGTTATCACTGGCAGGGCTAATAACGGGAGCAGTTTGGTTAATTTGTTACAGTATCACAAAAAACTAAAGGAGCTGGTTTAAATGAGCAAAAAGCCGGGTAATATAGAGTCTGATGTAAACAGGTTAGGCATTCATTATTCACTTAAATATAATATTGACTCCTGGGAAGCTCTGAGGGCAGTCAATGATTGTTTAAGTGATTTAGTCATGGAGATATATAACAACGATAATGAAAATGACATCAGCCGATATATAGAGGACGAGATAGAGCATAGGTTGTCTAGAGAGAAAATAGAAAGGCTTGAAGAGGAGGGTTAAAAATGAAGGTTGCTCTCAGCCAAAATTGTGATAGGTGCTGGAAATCTCAGAGAGTCAAAGAACAGATAGTTTGCCGGGGGCTGGAGCCAGGAGAAGGCTGCCCCGACTGGGAAAGACAAAAACTCATAGCCAAAAAGGAGGCTAAAAAAAATGAAAAAGATTAAGTTAAAAGCTCTCAAGATAGGTAACTTCAAGGGTATCAGGGAGCTGGAGATTGACTTTGATGGGAAGGACATCTGCCTTGTGGGAACAAACGAGACAGGCAAAACCACAGTGTTTGACGCTTTCCGCTGGCTGCTCTTCGACAAGGATAGCCAGGGGCGTTCAATGTTCAACATCAAGCCGCTGGACTCTGAGAACAACGAAATCCACAAAGTCAACAGTATAGTAACCGGGCTGCTGGAGATTGAAGAGGATGGAGAGACCAAAACCCTCAAGCTCATGAAGGATTATCACGAGGTTTGGACAAAATCCCGGGGCAGCAGCAAAGAAACATTTGACGGGCATACCACCGATTATTATATCGACGAGGTGCCTGTCAAGAAAAAAGAATATGACGAGACAATTAACAACCTGATAGACGAGGACATCTTCAAAGCCATAACTGACCCTCTCTTTGTAGGCAATATGCACTGGCAAGACCAGAGGGAGCTGCTGTTCTCCATGACCGAGATGCCAGAGGTCAGGGAGATAGCAGAGCTGGCAGCAGAGAAAGAGGAGGCTGTCAGTGTCGAGAGGCTTTGCGAAGAGCTGGACAGCCCTGATGATGTCGATAAGTATGAGAAAAAACTCAAATCCAGCATGAACAAAATCAACGGGAAGCTGGAGGAGCTGCCGGCAAGGATAGACGAGGTTAAACGGTCAATGCCTGAAGAAGCCGTTGACACCGCTAAGCTGGAGGAGCTTAAACAGAAACGAGAAAGTCTTATCTCCAGCAGGGAAGGATTACAGAAGAAGCTTCTGGACGCTAAGTCAACGGGGGCTGAGGCTGAAATCCGAAAGAAAATCAATGAAACAGAAGCCAAAATCAACGAGGTTAAGGAGAAGAAACGGGAGAAACTGAACAAAGAAATAGACGAAATCAGGGAAGAGGAAGCTACAACTCAGGAGCAAATTCACAGAGTCAAGCAGTTGAAAGAGGTTATTGAAAAGGAGAAGGAAGCCGTCGAGGAGCTGAAGGAAAAAAGGGAAGACCTGCTGGAGCAATACGAAGAGTGGAAACACAAAGACTTCCCGAAGGACTCCACAACCTGCCCTGTATGCGAGCAAAGGTTGCCCCAGGAGCAAATAGAGGAACACCGGGCAGAATTTAACCAGAAGAAGAGCCAGAAGATGGAGCAGATAGTCGAAAAAGGTAAAGAGGTTAAGGAAAAAATAAAGGAGAGGACAGCCCGGCTGAAGGAGACACAGGGAGACCTTGCCAAATATAATAGCCTAGAAAAGCTGGAAAACGAGCTGGAGCAATGGGAAAACCGGAAAACAGAGAAAATACAAGCGAAAAATGGCAGGTCAAAAGAAGAGGCTGAGCTGCTAGAAAAAAAGAAAGAGTTGGAAAACGAGTTGGAAGAGGCTGAAAACCAGGAAAATCCAGCTGTTGAGAAATATCAAGAGAGAATAGCTGCTGTCGATGACACTATAACAGAGGTTGACCACAAGATAGCAGCAGCAGAGGGGGTGGAAAAGGCAAAAGAGAGGCTTAAAGAGCTGCAAGCTGAGGAAAAGCAGTATGTCGCAAAATATGAGGAGCTGGAGCAGCAGCTGTTTGAGCTTGAGGAGTTTATGCTGGCAAGAATAGAGTTAATCCAGCAGCAGGTCAACGATAAGTTTGACCTGACTAACTGGAAGCTCTTTGAAGTGCAGGTCAACGGCGGCATTAACCAGACCTGTGAGCCACTATCTAAGGGTGTGCCGTGGTCAGACATGAATACCGGCTCCAAATTTCAGGTCGGCATGGATATTATAAACACACTGACCGACCATTACGGCTATCAGGCCCCGGTCTTTGTCGATAACCGGGAGAGGGTAGCCAAACTAAAAGGCATAGACAGTCAAACTATTAATTTAGTGATGGGTCCGGCTGATGAAGAGCTGGTATCCATACAGGTTGACAGTGCTGAAGAGGCTGACGCTATCGTCCGTGGTGTCAGGCAAAACAAGCAAGCTCAAGAAGTAGGCCCAATACAGGAGTCTTTATTCCAAAACTAAAATAGGAGTGATAACATGGGAAGCTTAACCGAAATCAAAAGAAAAACTGTCGATGTTGCTGAGAAGCGGATTAGAGAACTGGAGGAAGCTGGAGAACTCCATTTGCCAAACGATTATTCTGCTTCAAACGCCCTGCGGTCAGCATGGTTAGCTTTGCAGGAAACGAAGGACAAGAACTCAAATCCAGTGCTGGAAGTATGCAACCGCACCAGTATCATTAATGCTCTGCTGGAGACAGTCATTCTGGGGCTGTCTCCAGCACGAGACCAGGTATATTATGTTGCTTACGGCAAGCACCTGGTAGCTCAGCCCAGTTATTTTGGCCGTATGGCATTGGCTAAGAGGGTTGACAATGTGCTGGACATCAGGGCAGAGGTTATCTACGAAGGAGACGAAGTTACCATTGAAGTGGTTAACGGTAACAAAATAGTCTCGTCTCACCAGTCAAAGTTTAGCAATATTGACGACAATAAAGTTACAGGAGCCTATGCTGTTGTGGAGTTCGCTGACAACAGGAAAGATAGATACACCATTATGAACATGGATGACATCAAGTCAGCCTGGGATATGGGCCGGGGGGAGACAGACACACACAAGAAGTTTACCGCCCGTATGGCCCGAAAAACAGTTATCAGCAGAGCCTGCAACGAGGTAATAAACTCTGCTAACGATAACTACCTGATGGACAGGGCCATGTCAAGCCGGGCTGACTATGAGGTAGAGCAGGAAGTGCAAGAGGAGACGGAAAACGGCATAGCCACCGAACCTGAAACTATTGAGGTTCAGGCTGATAAGGTGTCGGGTGAGGAGCCGCCGCCAGAGCCAGAGACCGAAGATGATTTTATTGACCGTGTTGACCAGGAGCTTAATGATAACGACAAACCATTTTAGGGGGGATAGCATGAAAATAACATCGCTAGCATCAGGCAGCAGCGGTAATGCTTATGTCATTAACGGCCAGCTGCTGCTTGAGGCTGGCCTTGCTCCTAACAAACTCAAGAAGAAGCTCTGGAAAAACAACCTGACACTGGGGAAGATTGACGCTTGCTTCATCTCCCACAATCACAAAGACCACAGCAAAGCTGCCAGCTTCCTGGCTGACTCCGGTATAGACATAGTAATACCTATATCGGAAGATGGGGAAGAGAACGACATCAGGGCTGACAGGCTTTTCCCTATCAACGGTGGCAAGACCATTAAGGTCAATAATTACTTTGTCAAAGCCGTTGATATGTCGCACGGCGAGCATACCTGCTTAGGTTACTTTATCCTGGATACTGACAAAGACGAAAGGCTGTTTTACGCCACAGACAGCATGTATATCAAGCAAAACCCTCAGAATGTCAACTACCTGATGATAGAAATTAATTATCAGCAGGAATACCTTGAGGAAGCTATCCAGGAAGGGCAAATGAGTCGTGCCAATATGAGGAGAGTTTTGAAAAACCACATGAGCTTAGAAAACGCAATTAAATTTCTATGCTCTATTGACCTATCCGAAGTTAAGGAGATATGGGTGCTGCATATCAGTTCCAGGAACGCCAACCGAATAGAAATTAAGGAACAAATCCAGAAAGAGACCGGCAAGCCTGTTTATCTCGCATAATAGGGGGTGATGACGATAGATAAACGCATGGAAATATATACAGTGAAAGAAGCAGCTGAAATACTGAAAATGTCGGAAGTAGGAGTCAGGAAAGCTCTGGCTGACGGTAGGTTGAAGAGCTATCAGCCTGGCGGCCCTGGCAGCCACCACAAGATAGCAGAAAAGCATATCAGAGAATTTCTGGAGGGCAAAAATAAAGACTAAACTGCTTCAAACTTCCCTTGTGTAATTTTTAATAGTGTGGTATAATCAACATGCTATGGATAAATATGCAGCATTCCAAGCAATAACTATTAAGGGGGAGTTAATATTGATAGGCCCAGACGACATGCTTTCAACGCAAGAAGTAGCCAGAAAACTCAATGTATCAGGAGAAACTGTCAGGCGAATGATAAAAGAGGGTGATATTAGGGCAATAAAACTAGGTAAGATTTATCGGATACACCCCGACTGGCTTGAGGATTATATAGAGAGACACGAGGTCGAGCCAGCCAATGGGTAGCTAAGACCTGCTGAGCACCAGGATAAACTGCTCAATACTTATAATAGGAGGATTACAGTGTCAGACAAACTAGAAGGAGTTTTTAAAAAGGGGTATGGTTTCATTCCAAAATCTATTATGAAAGACGACACCTTAGATATAGAGGCTAAAGGCATATATGCTTATCTTGCTAGCTACACAGGTGGAGGAACAACCGCTTATCCTTCTGTTAGCCTAATAACCAGCGATTTAAATATAAGCGAAAATAGATATTATAAATACAGGAAACAATTGCTTGAGAAGGGCTATATATCAATAAAGAAGAACAGAAAAAATGGCAAAAGAGATAATAACATATATGTCCTTAACCTGCACCCACAATTTCAATACCTTCAAAATGAAGGCATAGAAAATGAAGGCATAGAATTTGAAGGTACTAATAATAACAGTATTAATAACAACAGTAATAATAATAACAGTAAATCAAGTAACTCTTGTTCGGACTCAAAAACCGACCCCGAACCCGAAGAGTTAGAACCAAAATTTGATGAAAAGTCAGTGCCTTATAAAGCAGCCTTACATTTAAGAAACCTTATTGCTAATAATTTTCCACGCCAACCATTACCTGATGAAACTCCAGAAGATTTAGAAGATTGGGCAATAGAACTAGAGAGGCTTAATCGCTTAGGGCCGGTAGGAGCAAAAAAACATGAAGGTAAAGGTTATACCTGGCAAGAGATAAGAGATATAATGGACTGGTGCCAAGATGATAATTTTTGGAAAGGCAATATACTCTCTGCATCTAAGTTTAGGGAACAGATTATTAAACTTGAAGGGAAGATGAAATCTAATAATGCTGGCGACCCTGATGGAATGAACCAGACTAGAGAGCTATACCAGGAGTTTCTGGAGGAAGAGGAAGGAACTATTGATATATAGGGAGGGGTGAGCATGAACAAAAGAGAAACGCTGAAACTTTTTCACTATTTGGACAGTTACTACAACAAAAAGTTTCAGTACCCTAAGAAAACTAAGGAAAAGAGCAAAATGATGGTGGAGACCTGGCATGATTTCCTGTGCGATTATGAGTACCAGGTGGTCTCTGCTGCCACGAAGAAACTTATCAGCAGGAAAGAGTGGCCCCCGACACCTGGTGAGATTATACAGGAGGTTGAAGACATGAGGAGGCCGGAGGAAGATAAGCTAATGGCTGAGGAGGCTTTGCAGTTAGTGTTAAAGGCTATCAGAAATCACGGAGTACAATTCCCCGACCGCCTCAAGAAAATCCGTTCTGAAGTGCCTGACAAGGCTATGAGGGCTGCTGAGCTTGTAGGTGGGCTAACTAAGATAGCTATGACTCCTGACAGCGAGCTAGGATACCTGGAGAGCAGGTATAAGAAAGTGTACGAGGGGCTGACAGAGAGGCAGGAGCAGGAGCTATCGCTACCACCAAGCCAGAGGGAGGAGGTAAAAGAGATAAGCAGGAGCATGAAGGGAGAGACACCTAAGCTGGAAGGAGGGCAAGACAATTAGCTGTTCACAATGGGATTGGGTAGAGGGGCAGGCTGTCAGGCAGAACCTTACAACAGGCTATTGGGCGATTAACAACAATAACAATTATGAGCCTATCGACTACTGCCCTTTTTGTGGCAGTAACCTTGACAAGGGCGGGTGCACTTATGGTGATAAATTGAAAACTCAAAAAATAACTATTTCTTCTATGATGATAGCATTATATATAGTTATAATGTATTTTACACAAGGATTTTCTTTCGGCCAATATCAAATAAGATTAGCAACTTCCTTATATTCATTAGCATATATTTATCCGTTTCTTACTATACCGCTGGCAATAGCAAATGCTTTAAGCAATACCCTAATGGGGGGATTGGGTTTAATAGATATAATAGGAGGTTTTATTGTTGGGTATATTGTTGCTAAATTAATTTCTCAATTAGGAATATTGGGTTATAATACAAAATTAATTTTTTTACCAATATTTTTTATAGGCTTAATAGTTCCAATTTGGTTAGCGCCTATATTACAATTTCCTTATTATGTATTAGCAATCAATATAAGCATAGGGCAGATAATACCTGGTATTTTAGGAGTGATAATTGTTGATAG